CAGATAACCTCAAGTCATGGGTCTCCGAGACAATCGCAGATGCGTTAAGCGATTGGCTGGAGTTACATGACATTGAGCGAAATTTGTTCCGTAAGGCTCTCACAGAGCATCTGTACGAGGGGAACCGGGCGCAAACGACTGGTCAGCTCATGGGTTCCATCATGTCCTTCCCTGTCCTATGCATAGCAAACGCTGCGCTATGTCGCTGGAGCATGGAGTTAGCAGAACGTAAGGTAATTAGCCTTAAGAACGCAAAACTCCTGATCAACGGCGACGACGTAGCATTACGCTCGCAAAAACAGGTATACGACTTCTGGAAACGAATCACCGCATTTGCAGGACTACACGAATCAGTTGGAAAAACCTATATATCTGACGAATTTGTTGAGATCAACTCAACAGCCTTCGAAAGACTACAGGAACCAATCTGGATCGAATGTCACAAACGCGATGGTTCGATGATCCTGAGAGAAACGTTTCTGCAGCAAACACCGTATGTCAACTTTGGACTCATCCAAGGCCTCAAAAGAAGCCAAGGAGCCATTGGTCTTAACGACCAGGACGATCCAAGAAATAACATCGGTTGCAGAGCACGCGAACTCATCAGGTTATCACCCAAGGACTTACAACCAGTAGTAATGCACCTCTTCCTCAAAACTCATTGGGACCTACTGTCAAAAACACGCTTACCTTGGTACATCCCGGAGTGGCTAGGGGGAATCGGTATTCCTTCAGGACCATGGGGAGAGCCTTCGGAGCTTGATCTACGGATCGCGCAACGAATTCTCTTCGAATGGAAGAAGAAAAAACCAATTTCCCTGGCACACCAGGAAGCCACGTGGCAGATGTGGCGACTGGCAGAAAGAAGAATGCCAGAAGCACACACCGTCACGGTGAAAGGCGGACTGACTGAACTCTACAATCGAGCAACAGGTTTGCAAGTAATAAACCTATTATTCGACAGTGAGATCAGCAAGACCGACCTACTTCACGAGGTAACCCAAACGAAGGTGGCACGGGCTATCAAGCACAACGCTATTCTCTGGTCGCCAGGAAAGGGATCACTCCCACATCCGATCGACAGAAAACAGTTGGCGTTCGCTGCGCGATATGCCGCTCTACCTCCGCTACATGGGACGCGTGTGGGACAGCCGACGGAAAAGCGCACACACGAGGCGAAGTTAGCAGGTACATTGGACTAGTCGGGAGATATAAATCTACCAAACGACCAAAATCCAATACTAACTCCGCG